AGATTGGTCTGGCATGATCCTTCTTGGATTGCTCCGGCCCCTGACAAGGAGTGGAGAACACCTACTAGAAGTTATTCTGTTGAATAATTAATTTAAGAAAGGAATTAGAATATGGCTGATAAGTCTAAAGTAAACGAAGCTGGTAACTATACTAAACCAACAATGAGAAAAGCTATCTTTGAAAAGATCAAGGCTGGTGACAAGGGTGGAGATAGCGGCCAATGGTCAGCTAGAAAAGCTCAGATGTTAGCTAAAGAATATAAAGAAAAAGGTGGAGGCTACAAAGATTAATTATGAAAGAACCTCAGAAGAGTTTAAAAAATTGGACTGAACAAAAGTGGCGAACAAAAAGTGGAAAGCCTTCAACACAAGGCCCTAATGCAACGGGTGAAAGATACCTACCAGAAGAAGCAATTAAGGCATTGACACCACAAGAATATGCTGCTACATCTAAAGCCAAACGTGAAGGCACTAGCAATGGGGAGCAGTTTGTGAAGCAGCCTAAGAGCGTAGCTAATAAAACTAAAAATTACAGGTAACAGCAGTTTCTAATATAGTCTCTGGAGAAATAAACAACTTAGCAAAGGATATAAAACAACATGGAAGTAGTAATAGACATTGAAACAGATGGCTTAGATGCTACTTTAGTTCATTGCGTAGTAGCTAAGGATACAGCTACAGGGCAGCTATATACATGGCAAGGTTCGGAATGTTACTCTGATACTTTCAAAGAATTTGTCCGAAGCGTGTCTACATTTATCGGACATAACATTGTGTCCTTTGATGTTCCTATTATGAATAAGTTATTAGGCACTGATATTAAACAGGAGCAGTTAGTAGATACACTAATCCTATCACAGCTTATTAATCCCATACGAGATGGAGGACATTCCCTAGAGGCTTGGGGAACTACTTTGAATTGTCCCAAAGTTGAGTTTGGAGGAGACTTCTCAGTGCTTACTGACCTGATGGTGTCTTACTGTCAGCAGGATGTTCAGCTTACTCACAGGGTGTATATAACTATGCTCCCTGAGATTAAGAAGATTACTCCTCAATGCATTGAGTTAGAACATAAGATTAGATATCTATTGGATCAGCAAGAGAATACAGGCTTTACTTTAGATGTTCAGAAGGCAATGATCCTGAAGGCTCGATTGTTAGATAGATCATCAGTATTGGAACAAGAAGTTAAGGATTTATTTAAGCCAATGCCTGTCTATGTTAGGGATGTTGTGCTTAAGATGAGGATGAATGGCTCACTCTCTATGGTTGGCTTAGGACACATAGACGACATCAATACCGTAGCGGGTCCACATTCTGTTATAGAATACCCTACATTCAATCTAAACTCTCGACATCAGATAGCCAAGCACATGATACAGCTTGGTTGGAAGCCTACTAAGTTTACTGACAAAGGGCAGGTCATCGTAGATGAAGTTGTCCTGAAAGAAGTTGATCTTCCTGAAGCTAAGAAGATATCTGAATACTTATTGGTTGAGAAGCGGGCTACACAGATACAATCATGGTTAGATGCTGCTGACCATAACAATAAGATACATGGTAGGGTTCTTACTCTACGAACTATCAGTGGTCGTATGGCACATTCATCTCCTAACATGGCCCAAGTCCCTGCTAACTACTCTCCATACGGCAAAGAGTGTAGGGAGTGCTTCATTGCTCCTGATGACAAGACTTCTCTTGTAGGCTGCGATGCTAGTAGCTTAGAGCTAAGGTGCTTAGCTCATTACCTTAATGATCCTAAGTTCACGGCTGAAGTTGTTACCGGTGATATCCATACAGCCAACCAGAAGGCTGCTGGATTGTCTACTAGAGATCAGGCTAAGACATTCATCTACGCCTTTATCTTTGGTGCAGGGGCTGCTAAGATCGGTCTAATCGTAGGCGGTAATGCTAAGGATGGTCAGCGCCTTATCAACACCTTCCTGTCTAACGTCCCTTCTCTAGCTGTATTCAGAAACAGAGTTGACGTTGCTGCTAAGAGAGGGTTTCTAATTGGTTTAGATGGTAGGCGTTTAATCGTAAGGTCACAACATGCCGCTCTTAACCTTCTAATCCAAGGGGCTGGTGCAGTCATCTGCAAGAACTGGTTGGTTGAGATCGACAAGCTAAAGGATAAGAACGTCAAGCTGGTGGCAAGCATCCATGATGAGTATCAGTTTGAAAGTCCATTAGAATTGTCTGAGACTTTTGGACAAGTTACTAAGGTTGCCATGAAGAACGTAGAAGCTTATTTGAAAGTAAAGTGCCAATTGGACAGCGAATTCAAGATAGGCCGTAACTGGATGGAGACACATTGATATGCAAGTAAAATTGATTTCACATTCTAAGGCTGATATCAAAGGCTTGGACAAGGTGCAGGACTTGATTGCCTTTAGTGCGCGTGTATCCAACCCTAACAATCAGTTCAATAATGAAACGGCTGAGAAGTTGATCCGCTATCTTATCAAGCATAAGCACTGGAGTCCACTTGAGATGGTGTCAGCTTGTATGGAGATATCAACAACACGGGACATAGCACGGCAGATACTAAGGCATCGTTCATTTTCATTCCAAGAGTTTAGCCAACGCTATTCTAATCCAACAAAGGATTTAAAATTTGAGTTACGTGAGGCTCGTTTGCAGGATAAAGATAATAGACAGAGTAGTATTAAGAGCAACAATGAACGGGTCAATAACAACTGGATAGCTTATCAGCAAAAAGTTATTGAGACTTCTACTGAAGCCTATGATTGGGCTATTAACAATGGCATCGCCAAGGAACAGGCTCGTGCTGTATTACCTGAAGGATTGATGGAGAGTAGGATGTATATGAACGGAACCCTACGATCTTGGATACATTACATAGAGTTACGATCTGGCATTGATACACAGAAGGAGCATAGGCAGATAGCTATTGCGTGTGCTTTAGAAATTGGAAAGATACTCCCTCTAGTTTGGCTGGTAAGCTAAATGACTTGGGAAAACATGGTTGACAATTCCTTAAATATGAAGTTTATTGCTATCAACAAAGATATGAGAGATGCTGCTAACAATCTATCAAAGGAAATGGGCAGCTTAAAGAACTCCATCCTAGATGGAACAGGTAATATATATGGGTTCTTAGGAGAGCTTATTGTTTCTAAGTATCTCAATATCCCTACTAGTAACTCGTATGATTATGATTTAATTATCCCTTCTAATGGGATCAAGGCAGACATTAAGACTAAGATTTCAGACTACTTTCCTAAGCCTGATTATGATTGCCCAATATCGGCTTTCAACACTAGACAGAAGTGTGATGTTTATATCTTCTGTCGGGTTAATAAGAAAATGGAAGGTGGTTTAATATTAGGTTATCTCCCTAAACAAGAATACTATGAGAAGGCTGTGAAGAAGTTAAAGGGAGACTTTTTTCATGGCAGCACACTACCAGTTAAGTCGGACTACTATTCCGTGTTCATAAAAGAATTACGGAATGTAGATGAATTAACTGTTGACAAACCAAGACTCTTTCTATAAGATTATTTTTCTCTTAACTTAACTACATGAAAAGGAAATATGAACATGGCACTTAATAATAGCAAGTTTGAAAACCGCATCATTACCGGCAAAGCTTATTGGGCTTGCCTACTTGCTCCTAATACTACGTTTGAACCATGCTGGCAGATTGACATCTCTCTAGATGATGAGTCTAAGAAGATCGTTGAGAGAGATGGACTTACTGTCAAGAACAAAGGTGATTCTAGGGGTGACTTTGTATCACTAAAGCGTAAAGTTTCTAAGCGTGATGGTTCTATGCGTGAAGCCCCACGGGTGGTGGATGCAAAGAATACTCCATGGGATGATCGTTCGATTGGTAACGGCAGTCTCGTGAATGTTAAATACCATGTGTTTGAATGGTCTGTAAGTGGTCGCAGTGGCAAGAGTGGTGAGCTAGACGCCATTCAAGTTGTTGAGCTAGTGCCTTATGAGAAGAAGGATAGCTTCAGCGTTATTCCTGGTGGTTACGCACTGAATGAAGGGGACGCTTTTTCACTGTAATAAAAAACAAAACACTCTTAAAAATAAATAAGTAACGAAAGGACTATATAATATGATTACTACAACTACAGAAATGCGAGTTCTTTCTGCCCTTCTTAAGCGGCGTCGAGTTACCCGTAAGACTGCTATCCTTAATGGTTGGTGTGAAAACCTGACTGCAACTATCTCTCGGCTTCGTCAGAAGGGGCATAAGATTGTTGCTATCACTTCATACACACCTGAAGGTAGTAACTACACTCGTTACAAGTTACTCACTAAGCCATCTGCTAATGTAATTAAGCTATCTTCTGTTCAAAAGCTAGCAGCTTAACTTAGTAAATAAGAGGAGACAACAGATGCCAGCAACAATAGATACGCTTGTCGAAGATATCTACAAACTCTTTGACACCGATAATAAAGTAGTTCTAAAAATCAATGAGGAAGACTTGAAGGTCTTTGCTGAAACTACTGTTGCTGCTGTTGTCTCCTCTCTTTCTAAAGAAGTAAGAGAGCCTTACCTACGTGTATCTATGATTGGGCAACCAGACCGTAAGATATGGAACGCTCTTAATAATGTCCCAAGGGAGAAGTTATCTGCTCCTACTTTAATTAAATTCCTCTATGGTAGTATCCTAGAGAATATGCTTATCTTGTTGGTCAAGGCAGCAGGGCATACCATTGAAGACCCACAGAAAGAAGTCTTTATCTCTGATGTGAAGGGACACCATGACGCCATTGTCGATGGTGTAGTTGTTGATTTCAAGTCTGCATCCGACTTTGGATTTAAGAAGTTTACAGATGGCACCATTACCACAGATGATCCATTTGGGTATGTGGCACAGCTATCTGCTTATGCACATGCTAGTAAATCAAAATCTAACAAGGCAGGTTTCATTGCTATTAACAAAGTTAGCGGAGAGATTGCGTATAGTCCATTGCATAGCGTTGACTACATCAACCCAGAGGCTCGTATCTCTCATATCAAGGAAATTCTTAAATCTCCTGTCCCTCCTCCTAAGTGTTTTGATGCGGTTCCTGAAGGGAAAGCTGGTAACATGCGTCTTGCTACTGGTTGCCATTATTGTGACTTTAAGTTTAGTTGCTGGTCTGATTCAAATAATGGTCATGGATTACGTTCTTTCCAATATGCTAATGGAGTTAAGTATCTTACACAAGTAAACAAAGAACCTGATGTTCCTGAGGTGCATCCATAAAATGGTTTACAGACCACATGCTAATAGGTTTAGATCTGGATCAGAAGAAACAATATCCTCTCTTCTTACTGCCGCAGGATATTATTATGAGTATGAACCGTATTATATTAAATATGAAGTTCATGAAGTTCGTAAATACCTTCCTGATATTGTGTTAGATAACAATATTATTTTGGAAGTTAAGGGGAGGTTTTTCCCTATAGATAGAAAGAAGCATATTCGTCTACGAGAGAACCACCCTAATATTGATGTTAGGTTTGTATTTGATAACCCAAATGCACGATTGAGTAAAGGAGCCAAGTCCTCTTATGCTGACTGGTGCGAAAAGAATTCATTTAAATACTGTGGAAAGAAAGACGTTAATGTGATACTAGGATGGGTAAATGAGCTACAGAAAACAGGAGATATTCCTCATACAACAATTAGACGAACTTTACCGAGAAGCACAAAGAAAGTCTAGTAACGAGCGATTATTATTCTTAAGTGTTATCCTTCAAGCTCTCTTAGATGTTTCAACTGAGCCATCTGATAAAGACAGTGTTAAGGAAAAGAACATTAGGCGTTCTGCCTACAAATGGTTCTTTCACTCAATAAACGTATCATCATCATCATCATCAGAAGCAGAAGACTTTAATACGGTATGTGATTATGCTGATGTTAATCCTTCTATTATTCGGAGCTTTGCTCTCAAAGTTCTTGAATCCAATGACATTCATCATATAAGGAGAAAAATAGGTGTCCTCTTATCCTGTAAACAATCAATTAGATAACTTAAACAAGAACCCTTCATCATTCTTTGAGATTCCAAGAGAAAGTAGACCAGCCATTGGACCTTGCCAGCAGAAACATTCATTTAACGAGAGGGAGTATCTCGCAGAAATATTGAAATATATTGACCAGACCTATGTTCAGCATTATGCTACTGGCAAGTATCAGGCTACCGACACTATTATTGATGCAGGATGGGGTGATGGGTTCTGCTTAGGTAACATCATTAAGTATTGCAAGCGGTATGGTAAGAAAGAGGGCAACAACAAAGCAGACCTCTTAAAGATTATCCATTACGCAATTATTCAGCTTTACATTCATGACACACGCCGTCCCAAGGAGTAAGCATGGCATCAAGTAACTACCTCCCTTCAGACTACCAGACATTCATTGCCACTTCTCGCTATGCTCGCTGGTTACCTGAGCAGAAGCGCCGTGAGACTTGGCCTGAGACTGTCACACGTTACATGGATAATGTTGTATCCCGTGTTCTTCTTGCATCTGAGGATATTAAGGCTGAATTGGAATCTGCTATCCTTACTTTGGAAGTTATGCCTTCCATGCGTATGCTGATGACCGCTGGTGCTGCACTAGATCGTGATAACACTTGTGCTTACAATTGTAGTTATATTGCTGTAGATGATCCTAAAGCTTTCGATGAGACTATGATGATCCTGCTCTGTGGGACTGGCGTAGGCTACAGCGTTGAGCAGCGGTATGTAAGTAAGCTTCC